GCTCGCCCAGTGCCACGTACAGGCCGGCCGCTGTGGACGCTCCTGCCGTTGCGCCGTTGAGTGTCGCAAACGTGATGTCGCCCTGCGTGTTATTTTTCGCGTTGGCCGACAACAGCGTGCCGGACTGGTTGTACACCATGATCGTGCCGGCCGCATCGTTGCTGTCGGCCCATGACCCGGACGACGTTACGAGCCTGGCCACCTGCGCCGACCATGTTGCCGCGCCGAGTGACGCCCCCTGGTAGATCGTGTCGCCCACGTTCGGCTGCGTCGAGCCGGCGTGGTACGGTACAGCGAGGTAATCGCGCGTGGCATACACGCGGTCCTTGAGCCAGAAGATGCCGTTGACATTGCCCTGCCCCGGCACCTGCTGCACGGTTGCCGAAATCGTCGTGAAGTTGCCGGCAAGGTTGTTCAACTGCGAGTTGACCGTGCCGGTCGTGTTCGTCGTGGGCATCGCCCCGCGTGGCGTGATCGTGCCAAAGTCGTTGTAATACGGGATATTGTTCGTCGGCGGCGGCACCGAGGCCAGAAACTGTTCGGCTCCCGGCGTAAAGCCGTAGATGTTGTACCCGGTAATGGCCGATATGCCCGAAGGCACGATCGGGATATCCCAAATCATCGCGATGCGGTAGATCGCCTCGACCGTCGTTGCATTGGGGATCAGCGACGGCGCGCCGACCACGATCGCCGAGTTGTAGTCCACGTTGACGCTGGTGCTGCCGATAAGCCCGTATGGCGCCGGCAATATCTGGCCGATGACGCTGTTGGTGCCGTCGGTGCAACGCACCCACTGCGCCGCGGAAAACAACACGTTCGACGTGACCGTGAACCCGTACCCCAGCACCTGCGGCCCCGGCGGGATGGTCAGGTTCACCACCTGCACGGGCGCCGTGGTCGTGCTGCTGGCTGCCGTCACCGTCACCGTCGTTTCGATGGACGGGTCCGTCTCGCCGCTGGGATTGAACGCCGTGACGCGATAGCCACGCGTACCGGAGGTGATGGTGCCGTTCGGGTCGGTAATGGCCTGCAGCAGCAGGTTGGCCGGCGCACCGATCGTGTTGGATGGCGCGCCGCTGCCGCCGGCAAGAATGTTGTACGAATTGCTGGTCGTGTCGTCGAAAAATGCAAAGCCGCCGGTCGGCGGGTTGCTGGCGAAGTTCGACAACGAATACGGCAGCGGCGCAAACAGCGACACGTACACGATCGGGTACGTGCCCGATGTCGCGTCGATGTAAAAAACCGTGCCAAACTGGTCCGGAAAGCCGCCCACGACAAAGTGCATGGCATCGCCGATGCTCATGCCGAACGGCGGGTTGGTCGTCTGCAGCGTGGTGAAGGCGATGATGCCGTTGCCGGTCGACGGACTCTGGCCGCCGTCGTATTTTTCGTAGCCATCCATGCGCCGAATACCGCGCTGGCGCGCGACTTCGTAGTTGCTGCCGGCAAGCAAACGCCCCGGCTGCACAGCTTGCGGCGCCGTGACCAGATCAAGGCCGCCGTCGATTACTGTTGTGGAAAATGGCACAAGTTACGCCTCAGTCAGCCGAACATGCTTCCATGTATTGCCTGACGTAATACGCCACACCATTTGACGAGGCACCGACAAAGTGTCGGCGATTGCTTGATTTCTTAGCCCGAGACGTTGCATCTGCTTTATCTGTTTCACCAATTCTTCTGTTAGCACGGCCGACCGATGCGCTTCTCCACGGCACGGATTGCCAAGTCCAATATCGTGTGCATGCTGGCAGTTTTGCGATGTCGTGCAATATTCCAGATTTTCCGGCCGATTGTCGGTCTTGATGCCATTCTTGTGATTGATGTCCAGACCGTACGGGCGAGGACCGATAAAAGCCTCAGCGACGAGGCTATGGATGGTCCTCATTTTCCATTTGCCATCCTTGGACAGCTTCACTTTTAAGTAGCCGTGCTTATTGTTCTGAGGAGCCATCAGGCCCGGCAATCCGGTCATTTTGTAGTTCATCGACATGACTTCCCCGCGAGATGAAACCGCGTATCGTCCGATATATCCGGGAATCGGAAGCCATTCGTAAGTCATTGATTTATCAACCATAAAGCTCCCGCAAATACGGCTCAACTGTCGGAATGTTGTCCAGATACGCCTGCGTCATGATGCGCGTGTACTCGATGTTGGCCGCCTGGTATGTGTCCGGCTTGCGCCGCGCCAGAGCCCAGTACATGATCGCGCGCCAGCAGATCGCTTCGTGGAACTGGTCCGGCAGGTACAGCGGCGTGCTGGTGTTGCTGGCCGTATTCAACACGTCGATCGTGCTGCGGTAATCGTTGTAGAAGATGTACGGCGAATTGGTCGTGTCGGGCACCGGGTTGAATTCCAGGCTGCGGTCAGGCGTGCGCGTGTAGTACGTCGGCTTGGCGTTGGGCAGCTTGTTGCGGTCCTTCCAGCCGCGCCAGTTCTGGTACTCGATGAAGAAGCAGAACGTTTGGTTCGCCACGTTCGGCGGGTTGTACGTGCCGGTGTACGTCACCGCGGCACCACTGGCGATGCTCGTTGCCGTTCCCGTCACCGTCACGTTCTCGACGGCAAACGACACGATAGAGCCGTTGATCGACTGGATCGGGCCGGCGATGCTGTTGGTATTGTCGGTAATCAGGACCGGGTCGAACGTGTTGTAGCCGGTGATCGAGGTCAGCGTCACATAATACGTGTCGGACTGTTGCGTCACAGCGCCCGTGGTCGTGGTCGCTGCCGGCGGCGACTGGTTCTGCGCGACGAGGCCGTACTGGCTGTCGTCGATGAAGTGCATGTGGATGATTTCTTCGTAATCGGGTATCTGCGCCCGGATTTGCGCCAGCGTGTAGAAATTCTGGCCGGCGATCAGCGTCAACTGGAAGGGCTTGGTGCGAAACTTCCAGTTCTTCTGGTCCAGTTGCAGCGTCTTGTACGCCTGCTGGATGTAGTTGACGAACTCCAGATACTGCCCGGTCGCCCCGACGATGGTCTGCGGACCTGCGAACGGCAGGTCCACGGACGTTGCGATATTGCCCTGGACGAACTGGGCCATCTCCAGCAGGTTCACGGGATAGCCAACTCCTCCTCGGCTTCTTCGTAGAAGATGTCCTCGAAGCCAAGGAAGCGGATGATTTCCTGCCAGATGTCTTCGTTGGTCAAGTCCTTGAAATACGCCGGCCCGAACGAGCCTTTCAGGTCTGAATGGATCTGGATCAGCTTGTGGCGCCCGCTGGTCGACTCGCGCAGCTTGCGGAAGTAGTTCGCCTTCTTGGCTTCCATCTGCCAATAGTCGAGGATGTCGCGCGGCAGATACTCGGTGCCGGGCGTCACGCCCATGTCGGTGAACGTGTATTTCTGCGTCTCGACGACGTAGTTTTCCGTGCCGGTGCGAATCTGCGTACCGCTCTCGCTCATCGTCATCACCGGCCGCTGCATCACGCGCGGGTTCTTGGCCGTGCGCAGGCGGTAGTAGTACGGGTACGGCATGTCGATCTGCTCATCGAACGGGAACGTCGCCGCGGCGAAGTTCCAGTACAAGAGCAGCGACTTGTGGTTTTCCTCGTCGCGCCCGCGATGGATGATGACGCGCTGGCGCCGGCCTTCCCACTTGTCGCCGGGAGCGAGCTTGGGCCGCTGCATGCGCCGTGTCATCGGAATCGGCGGCAGGTTCTTCTGGTCATGCTCCTGCGCGTCGGGAATCACGATCGGCGGCGCCTCGCCCAGCTTCTCCAGCAGCTTGCGCCGCATGTTGTTCACGGCCATGTTCGGGCCGAAATTGACGCCAATGGCGTGCCCTGCCTCGCGCAACTCGGCGCTGGTCAGCCCCTCGAACTGGTTGTCGATCCACTCTTGCTTGATGGTCATGTCTTATCTCCGCTTTGAGATAGCCGTAGGGAAGAAGGTGCCCGGCGCAACACCTGCCGGGCACCACCGTTGTTGCACACGCTGTTGTCAATCGCTCGGCAGGATGCCTTCGACCAGGAACTGCGAGATACCGTTGGTGCCGGCCGCGGTAGCCGTAACGGAGATGTAGAATAGCAACGTGTCGGATTCTCCGATCGCCTGCAGGTTCGTCGTCGCCGTCACTGCGCCACCGGCCGCCGTCTGCGCCAGAATCTGCGCATCCGTGACCGAAACCGTGCTGCCACCACGGAAAAACGTGGTCGTCCACCCGGTCACGATACCGACACCCAAGGCTTGCGATGCCCAACCCAGGTTTGCCGTGATGGCTCCGGTGGAGCTTTCGTAGCCCGGAGAGGTCGCCGCAAATCGAGTCAGCTTGAACCCCTTGGGCACCGCTGGGAGCAAGCGAATCGTGTCAGCCGCCGTCAGCACCACGCCCGCCGGGATATTGAACGTCCCCATGGTGGTAAACGGAACACCGCGCGTGATCTGGTTGGGCGCACGCGGCGTGTACAGGGTCGACCCGTTGTACGGAGTCGCGTCATAGAAGGAACTGTAATAGATCGTCATGGCTGTTGGCTCCTTATGCCGGGTTGGCCGTGGCGCCGGTCTG